TGGTTCCCTCGCGCTCCGCCTTCCGAGACGCACGGAACGTATCCAACTCAGACGTGCCCTGTGACGCCTCTGGCGTCTCGACGATCTCAGTCGCTTCGGTGATCGCGTCCATGTCTCTCCTCAGGGTCAGCAGCGGAAACGGCGCTGTATAACGAACAAAAGGCCCAACAAGGATAGACTCCCTGCCGGGCCTCGTGGAGAACGGTCGGCCTAGCGTCGAAACGCCAGCGAATCGGCGGCTACCGAGTAACCGTATCCTGAGTATATACTATTTCGTCAATCGATGGGCGCCCTGTGGAGGCGCCAGCCGCCGAAACGTTCGCGTCTCGAAACTCTGCACCTGGCCCTCATTCAAGTTCAACCGGATCTGCCCCACCTCAACCTCCACCCCTAAGAGCCGCTGTAAGTCCTTCACGGTCGCCTGAAGCGACGGGGAGTGGCGCACCTCCGCGACCCTAGACGGGTGCGCCGTTGACGCCTCCCGTTCCATCGTCTACGCCGAAATTCGGCAGGGGCGCCGGCGGTTGGGGTTGCATGGCCGGCGCCGGCTGCGGGGGCTGCGGCGGGGGCGCCATCGGCTGCGGCGGTTGCGGCGGTTGCAAGTCGGCTAGTTTCGCGAGCCGCTTCGTCTCCTCCTGCAACATCGCCCTTCCCTGGTTCGCGTCCAGTTCGGCCATCTTGAGCATCAGATCAGCTCTCACCTTCGCCATCTGCGCCTCAGCCGAAATCTGCGCGATCCGCTCCTTCACCGCATCCGACGCCGACGATCGCTGGGCCTCCGCCTGCGACTTGATCTGGTCGGTCTGAATGGCCTGCGTTAACTCGGTAACCTTCTGCGTCAAGCCGTCAATCAACTGCTGCGCCTTCTCCATCTGTTGGCGCACTTCCGGCGGAATTTGAGGCTGCTCCTCGCCCTCATCATCGCTGCGCAACTCAGGCGGCAACGAGTCGTTTAACCGCTTCGCAATCTCTCGATTGCCCGGAGCGTCCACGTTCTTGATTGCCAACGGTGCCATCGCCGCGGCCATCTGCGGAGGCAAGATCTTCATCAAATCTAGCTGCCACGAAGCGGCTTCCTGCCGGCGCGTGGTGTAGGACGCTCCGACCGTCACCGCTACGTCGTAGCGGCCCGCGCCCCACTCGTAGATCCGCTCAACGCCCTTCTCCCCCTCATAGGTCTCACCCATCGTCACGAGCTTAGCCTGCTCCTCATCCTCTAGGCCGACCAAGCGCAAGACCCGCCCCGGCCGCGTGTAGATCTTCGGGATCAGGTCTAAAAGCACGGTCCCCTCATAGAGCAACGCTTGTCCAAATTGATCCTGATAATTGACCGTCCCTTCGGCCTGCGCTTCCTTGCGGGCGACAATCGCCCGGCCACTTTGCTCGGCGTTCCGACGGCCCGGATCGGTGGCGTCGTACCACCCCGTGGTAGACCGTAGATCCGTTTTGGCCTGGTTAATCGCTACCACAAGCGCCTGGATCTTATTCGCGTCGGTGAACTGCGCCACGGTGGGCTGAGGTAACGGCCGTCCGTTCGCGTCAAACGCGCGCGTCAACAGCGCCGGGAATGGCATCGTTGCCGCTTGCTTCCACATCGCCTCCAACCCCTCGATGGACTCAACGGACGCCATCACCTTGGATTTCGGCGACAGCGCCAAGTCGTAGACGAGTTCGCTGTTGTGGTAGTTGTACATCCGCTGAGAGTCACGCGCCGGACGCACAATGCCACGGAGCGTGCGCTTCCCGTCGGAGATCAGAGACTCCCCCCACACGGGGATGATCGGGATGTACATGCCCGCCCAGTCCCGTCCGGCCGTCTTGTCGAGATTGCCCTCGAGTACTTCCGCCGCCGTGATCTTGGCTAGCTTCACCTGGCGGAGGCGGAGGCGTCGTTTCTGGACGATCTCTGCGCCCTTCGGCACATCCTTCGCCCACTCCACCTGCTCGGACCCGTCCTCGCCCCTTACGATCGCGACTTCCGGCCCGTCTACCGTTTCCACGTAGAAGTAGTCCGCGACCCGAACGGAGTTCTCTGGGAACCAGTCCGGCGACTCGATACCCGTCGCCTGAAACGCCTCCGATTCCTTACTGATCGCCCCGTCGTACAGGTCTTCAAACACCCCCTGCGGGATGTCCTCGATGTGGAAACAAAACATCGCCTTCTCAGGCTCGTGCAGCGGGCAGGACGGATCACGAAACACCGTCATCGGGTTCTCAATGGCCTGATACCGCACGCCCTGGTCGAACATCGCGTCCATCGGAGCGGTCGGATCACCCTCGTTCTCGAACTCGGTCACGATGCGGTAATACCCCCAGCCAATCCCGACCGCGCCCTTGAACGCCTCATCTCTAGCCGCCTTCGCGTGTCCCTTGTTCTCGACGTGCCGAATCAGCCCTTGGAATACATCCGCCGTATCCACGTCCGCACCGCTGTCAATCGGACTCACCAAGATGGCCGGCTTGGCCGACTGCTGCCGGCCGACGAGTTGCCGATACGGCTCGCCGATCTGATCTACGACCAGTGTCGGCCGGTCGCCGCGGTCGCGCTCATCGTTCGCATCCCACTGATCGAGATTCAGGAACCGCTGGTCCGTCGCTCCCTCTGACCGCTGCTTCTCCTCAGAGGTGTTGGCGCTGTTCCATCGCTCCAGCGCCACGCGTAGGAAGTCTCTCGCCGTCGTTGAAGGTGTCTTCTTTGCCATGTCTACTGCCAATTCCAGCCGGAGCCGCGCGGTCGACCCGATTGTTCCTTCGTGATAAACGGCACCCGCGTGGCCACCGTCGAGGCCGCAAACGTCACCGCCAGCGCATCCCCATCGTCCGGGGAATCCACCCCGCGCGACTTCATTTTGTCCTTCGATTCTAAGAGCACTCGGTCCTGCTTATCGTGGGTGTACCCCGGCCCGACCAGGTCTTGCTCGAGCCGTGGCGTCTTATCGATCGCACCGAACGCCAACCAGTCACGCATACGACCCCAGATGTAGGCGCGCATATTGGCGAACTGGCTGCTCGGCGCCTTCGCCCCGAACTGCACACCGTAGACGTTCCGGTGGCCAAGCTGCTGCAGCCGGTCCACGATCGGACCCCCAATGCCAGTAGCGTCCACGAACAGCGTGTGGAGGCGCCGCCCCCCGTGCTGCTCCTCAAGTACCCGCACCGCCCGACTCACGAGATCCGTCGTATCGTTGCTATCGAGTCGAATGGCCGGCACGCTCCTAGCATCCGCTCCGCGCCGGAACCGAAACACACTGACATCGCCTCCGCCCCTCGCTACGTCCAGTCCGCAGACCAGCGGATCGTCCTCCAGCGCTAACGCCTCACGCTGCTGCGCCTCGTAGACCAAGGCCGAGCTAATGTATTGCAGGTCGGACGCGGCCGGCGGCAAGCCACGGACACGGACTCGATAGAAGTCCGACGCCTCGCCGTAGTCCTCTAGCCATTCCTGAATGTGGAGCTTATTCGTGAACGCAGATTCTCGACTGTCGACTGTAGTGCTATCCCAGCGGCTGCGGGCCGACCCAAAGCACGCCCGGTGGAAGTACCCCTGCGAGCGGGTCGGGTTGCCGAACAAAAACATCATCGGGTGTCCGTCCGTTAGACCACCCTCGGCGACTTCGAAGACCTTGTCCGGCACGGCAGAACTCTCATCGAAGATGTAAAACGATGAACTCGTTATGGAATGCTGACCTGCGAACGATTCTGAGTTCTCTTCACGACACGACTGAGGGGAACAGAACCACTTATCCTTATCCTCCGGCGCATACATCAACGTGGAGGTAACGGTAAACCAGTCACCCACCAAGCAGAGCTTCGTCCACGTCCGAACAGACGCCCAGGTTTTCGTCTGTAACTGCGCGAACGTATTTGCCGTACAGGTCCCCTGCGCGTCACACCGGGTCGCCATAATCCAGTTGACTAACCAGGCCGCCATGGTGGACTTCCCGATCCCGTGGCCTGAGCTGACCGCCATGCGAATCGGCGAGACCGGCGAGTGCCCGTCAAACGCGCGATCACGCACCTGCTGGCCGAGCCGAGTCAGGAACTCGCGCTGCCAGGTGTCCGGGCCGTCGAAGTGCTGCAGGGCTCCCGGTTGGCGCCACGGATACATCGAGTGGACAAAACGCAAAGGGTCGTCGTAGCAATCGGCGACTTCACGCCGTAGCTCGACCTCCAAGGACTGCGCGTCTGCCGGACTGACCGCCACAGCTGAACTTGTCATTTTCCTAACAAAAATGCCAGGGCGGCACCGGTGGGCGACTCGCTCATGCGGACACCACTTCACCCCCGGCCGCACGCTCTGCCGCACGCTCACGCCCCGCGTCCAGCGCTAGTCGGCGCTCACGATAGTCGTAGACAGTGAGAGTAACCTGTGCCGCCGGTGGGGCGATCGTGAGCTTCGCGAGAGCTTCCAGTGCGCGCAAACGAGAGTAAAGGCTAAGTTTAAGCACTTTATCCGTATGCCCGTCACCTGCCGCCGCGTTCTTTACGATAAATTCCGCGCGCTCTACCAATTGAGTTTGAATAGGCGTTAGCTGGCTGAAGCTTTTTGGAGACCCGTCACTATTGACAAACTGGCCGATGTCACCGCGGCAAATTGCCGCCAAGCCGCACCGGATCTCCAGCGCACTCATATCCGCCTCATCTAACAGCCGCTGCTGCGCCTTCGCGATCGCCTCTGAAATGTAAGGTTTTGACAGGTTTTCGGCACCCATCTGACGTGCTGTCTTCGAGCTATAGCCCGAACGGATCGCCGCAGCCGTGGCATTGGAGTCGATTGGATACTCGGCGATGAAGCGAGTCTGCTTAGGGGTCATAGCGTCACGCCCATTAGTTTGAGCCAATCTCCTGATATTCCCCTTGACATAGATTGCCTATGTGATAAGCTGTGTCTGGCAATCACGCCAACCCTTGATAGGAGTTGAGACGATGCGAAACCGAATAACCCGATACGAACTCATCCTGACTGATGGCAGTCACCGGCGGTACCTTGTGGGGTACACACCCCGACTCGGCCGGTCCGGACTGCTTGACTGTATGCAAGGGGTCGGAACGGACATCATGCGACTCACGGAAATGACCGACGACGTGACCGTGTCCTGGCCGAAAGGCGCTCGCGCCTGTGACTTTAGTCACGGCTGGACGGTACGTTTTAGCGGCCGGACACAAATCGACGCACAGAACGCAGGCGAGTTACCGTTCATTGACGTTGAGCAGCGCTCAGAGGCGTGGTTCCAGGCACGTGCGGGGCGTCTCACGGCGTCTCGAGCCGCCGACATGCTCAAGACCATCAAGAGCGGGGAAGCCGCGGGGCGGCGGGATTACCGGATGCAGCTCGCC